GCCGCTCGCGACGCCGCGCTTGCGGCCAGCGACTGGCTGGTCAGCCCGCCGTCCGACCTGCCGCCCGAGCTTGCGATGACGCTGCAGGCGAACCGCTCCGGCTGGCTCGGCTACCGGCAGGCGCTCAGGGACCTTCCGAGTGCGGGCGAGGATCCGACGGTACTCGTCTGGCCCTACCCGCCGCTCGAGCCCAAGCTCGTCCTGCCGCCGAATCCGTTCCCGCTCGAGCAGGGGCAATTCCAGCCGGATATGCCGCCGCAGGAACCCTAGAGAGAGGAGGAATTTCATGCCGCCTTTCGTGACGCAGGCGACCTTCTGGATCTTCGTGCTCGCCGTCTGCTTCATCCTCTTCCTGCTCTTCGGCTTCAACTGGGTCAGCTGATGTCGGTCGAAGCCGCGCCCACGCATCCGTTCTCCTGCTACACGCTCGATGAGCAGGGAGAACGCAAGACGCTGGTCGGCGGCAGCTACGACAACATCTCTGCCGTCACGATTGCCGTCGCCGTCTACGGGGCGCAGCAGGACTACAGCCCCTCTACCTGGCGTAAAGTCGCCGTCTTCGATGACAGCGACAAGATCATCGCCTTCGTCGGCGGCTACGACGAGGAGGCGGGCTAAAGGTGGCGCGAAAGAAGCCGAGAACGAAGGCCGCGAAGCAGGCGAAAGTCCACACCGTGATGAGCGAATTCAAGCGGGGCTCGCTGCACTCCGGCTCCAAGACCGGCCCCGTCGTTCGCAGCCGCAAACAGGCGGTCGCGATTGCGCTCTCGCAGTCGGGCCAATCCCGGAAACGAAAGGCGAAGAAGCGACGCAGATAGCCGCTGACGAAACAGGCCTGCACTGGGCCTCCCTTCAACAAGGAGGACACCATGAAGATCCTGCTCGTTTCCGCGGCAGTACTCGTCGCGGGCGGACTGCTCGCGACCACGCTCTCCGCCGACAACGAACCGATCGTCGTCACCGTCACGACGGCAGACTCCTATCAGGGCAAGAGCGCCGACTGGTGGGCCGCTCATGCGGTCAAGGCTCGTCAGGACGCGAACGCTCGTGGGGCTCGGCTGCGACGACTGCAGACCGTCGTTCTTGGGCACCGGTCGAGTCCTGCGATTTCCGGGCCGCTGGCCCGCTCGCTGCTCTGCATCCACCGCTACGAGGGCAGCTGGTCTGACCCGAGCGCCCCCTTCTGGGGTGGGCTGCAGATGGACATGGGCTTCCAGCGCGCCTACGGCGGCGAGTTCCTCCGCGCCTGGGGGACAGCCGACCACTGGCCCCCGTTCGTGCAGCTAGCGGTTGGGATGCGAGCCGTTCTGGCGGGCCGCGGCTTCGGGCCATGGCCGAACACGTCTCGCATGTGCGGCTTGCGCTAGCAGCGCCTGAGTCAGCAGGAAGCCAGCCAGTAGTCCGTTCGCGAACGCCATCCACCACGGCCCAGTGATCGCGAAGGCGATCGTGAAGGCCGTCCCGACGAGGCCGAAGGCCAGCAGCAGTAGTGGCAGCTGCTTCATCCAGGAGGAGCATGACAGTAGCTCCGGAGACACTCGCGACCTTCGAGGCCGAGCGCGCGATTCGCATGCGCCAGCGGCTCGAGGCGTTGCAGCACCCGGCCGGGCTGCTCGACCACGTCGTCTGCCTCGACTCGAGGACGGGCGAGCGCTTCGGCTTCACGCTCTCCGACTCCGAGGCGGGCTGGTACTGGCAGCGGCAGACGCTCGACGCCTGGCTCGAGCACCCGCTCAACCTCGTCCTGAAGGCGAGGCAGCTGGGAATCACCTGGCTCGCGGTCGGCTACCTGCTCTGGAAGCTGCTGAGCAAGCCGGGCACGCGCGGCCTGATCGTCTCGATCAACGAGGACGAGGCGATCAAGGTCGTCAACCGCGCCTACGACATGTTCGAGTCACTGCCGGACCACCTGCGCTTCGGGGCCGAGGTGACCAAACCAGCGCGGGGAGCCCGACCATCAACCCTGATCGAGTTGACCTTCCCCGACGGGACGATCTCCTCGGTTGTCGGGCTCCCCTCGACGCGGCGAGCCGGTCACGGCGAGGTCGCCGCGGTCGTGCTGCTGGACGAGTACTCGCGGCATGAGTACGCGGGCGACTCCTGGAAGGCGATGTTCTCGGTCGCCGACAACGGCGGCCAGATCTTCGTCATCTCCACCGCCAACGGCGTCTCGAACGAGAAGACCGGCGAGGGCAACTTCTTCCACCACCTCTACGTCAACGCCGAGTCGTACGGGATCGACGTCCAGTTCCTGCCCTGGTCGCTGCACCCCGACCGCGACGACGCCTGGTACGCGAACACCGCCCGCGCGCTCCCCTCGCACATGCGGGCCGAGCAGTACCCGCTCAACCCCGAGGACGCCTTCATCAACACGGGCGAGTGCTGGTTCGACCTGGACGCGCTCGCCTGGTACTCGGAGCACGCGGTGCTCGAGGAGAAGGAACGCTACCGCTTCGTCTCCGATCACAGCGGCGGCAAGGCGAAGCTGCACAAGCAGTCGAACGGCTGGCTGCGCGTCTACGCCCGTCCCGAGCCCGAGCGCGACTACGCGATCGGCGCGGACGTCGCCACCGGCCGCGGGCGTGACTACTCCTGCGCCTACGTGATCGACCTGAGCAACATGGGCCTCGCCGCCGAGCTTTACGGCCGCCTCGACGCCGACGAGTACGCGGAGCAGCTGCACTTCCTCGGCCGCTGGTTCAACAATGCGCGGCTCGCGGTAGAAATGGGCGGCGGCTACGGCGAGCCCGTTGTGATCTCACTTCGCGACGGACGCCGTGGCCGCCCTCACTACCCGCGTCTGTACCGGCACAAGCTCGCCGACCGGCCCGACACGCCGGAGATGCAGACCTACGGCTTCCCGATGAACACGCGCTCGAGGCCGCAGGTGATCAACCAGATCGAGCAGGCGATCCGTGAGAAGAGCGTCCCGGCGCTACCCCGCTCGCTGCTGATGGAGTGCCGCACCTTCGTCCGCCAGAACACGCTCCCGAGCCCGCGGGCCCAGGACGGCGCGAACGACGACCGCGTGCTGGCGTTCGGGATCGCGCTCGAGATGTACCGCCAGTACGGACGCCATGAACGCAAGGTGACGCGCAGGGCGAAGCGGTCGGTCTACGCCTACCCCTGGCAGAAGAGGAGGAGCGCATGAGTTCGATCATGGATCTCGTCTCGGCGCTGGGCGCGGGCGGAGGCCCTCCCGGCGCGGGGCCCCCTGGCGCTGGTCCTCCGGGGCTACCTCCCGGCGCGGGGCCTCCCGGCCTCCCTCCCGGCCTCCCGCCCGGCCTCGCTCCTCCTCCGGATGCCGGGCTTCCTCCCGGCGCTGGCCCGCCGCCCGACGGCGGCGGCGACCAGGGCTTCCAGAACTCGATGGACGCGCTCGACGCGGCCGAGCAGGCGCTGCACGCCTACGTGCAGCTGGAGCCCGACGAGGTCGATCGCGCCGCCGGGACGAGTGCGCTGCACGCGGTCGTGAAGCTGAAGGCGAAGGACCAGAAGGACCGCCAGAGCGGAAACATGACCTCGCTCGCGCGCGCCCTGCAGTCGGGCGGGCAGCTTGGCTGAGACGTCCGCCTATTCGGGAAGCGAGGTCGTTGACGCCGTCCAGCTGGTAGTGAAGGCGGTCGAGGACTGCGAGCGCCGCTACCACGACGCCTTCATCGAGCGGGTCGAGGCGCGCTACAACGCCTACCGCGGCCTGAGCGAGGTCCAGGACGAGAGCGACATCCCGCCCGACGAGGACTGGCACTCGAACATCACCACCCCCTACGTGCTGCAGACCTGCGAGGGGATGCTCGCCACGATGCTCGAGCCGAACCCGCGCTTCAACGTGCAGCCGCGCCCGAAGCCGGACGAGCCCCTGGACGAGGTGATCGCGCGTCTCTCCTCGATCGACGCGATCTCGGACACGCTCCGCTACGCGCTCGACCGCGACCGCTTCGCGCAGAAGCAGCGCGACTTCATGCAGCAGGACCTGATCGCCGGGATCTCGGTGCTGAAGGACTACTGGTACGAGGAGCGCCGCGACGTCACCAAGCTCGTCCCCGAGCAGATCGTCGTCCAGGACGCGATGGGCAACGTGCTCGACACCGTCCACAGCCACAGCGAGCAGCACGCCAAGAACGCGCTCGTCTACGACGATGCCAAGAGCGAGGTCAGGGACGTCCGTGACTTCTTCTGGCCCTCGCAGGCTCCGAACGTCGAGAAGGCCGAGTACCTGATCGACCGTACCTGGCAGAGCTACGACTACCTGAAGCGCCAGCAGGCTCTCGGCTACTACCGCAACGTCGAGAAGCTGAAGGAGTCGCGTTCCGTTCAGGCGATGTCCGATCTGACGAAGCGGGAGAAGCGGCTCCGCAATGTCGATCGCACCCAGGACCTGATCGAGGTGCTCGAGTACTGGACGCCGGAGCGCTGCATCACCGTCGGCAACCGCAACGTGCTGCTCTGGGACAGGCCGAACCCGAACTGGAACGGGCGCATGCCCTTCGTCGTCTGCTCAGCGATGCCGGACGCCTTCCAGATCCCCGGCATCTCGGTGGTCGAGGCGCTGGCGCAGCTGCAGAACATGCTCTGGACGCTGCAGAACCAGCGGCTCGACGTCATCCGGCTGCTCGCCAACGTGATCACGCTCGTCCGCTCCGACGTCGAGGACGCGGAAGGCTTCGTCTGGGGACCGAACCAGCAGTGGCTGGTCGAGTCGGTCGATCAGGTGAAGACGCTTCCGATCGACCCGACCGCCGCCCAGCTGACGCTGCAAGCCGAGGCGCTGCTGAAAGGCGACCTGCAGAACATCATGGGCGGGCTGCCGAATGCGAGCGGCACCGACTCGCAGACGATCGACCAGCAGACCGCGACCGGCGTCTCGATCATCACCACGATCGCGCAGCGGATCATCCAGGCCCGCAAGCAGCACTACCTCTGGGCCTACGCCGAACTCGGGCAGCACTTCCTCTGTCTCTACCAGCAGTTCCTCAGAGAGGACAGGATCGTTCCGATCCTCGGCAAGCAGGGGGCTGACGCCTACCGCAAGGTCACGCCGCTGCAGGTGCAGGGCGAGTACGAGCTTACGATCGACGTCACCTCCGACTCGCTGATGCGGCAGGAGCGTCGCGCCGAGGCCCAGAGCCTCTACCAGATCAGCGTCCAGTCCCAGCCCGTGATGGCCCAGTCGGGGACGCCGCTGAATCTGCGCGCCGCCTACGAGAAGGTGCTCGACGCCTACGACATCGTGGACAAGGAGCGATACTTCATGCCGCCGCAAGTCGCCGCCGCCACCGCAGGCGGTCCCTCAGCGGGGCCGCAACCGCAGGCGGCTCCGATTCAGGCCCCCGGTGGCGGTGGCGGCGTGACGAACGGCGGGCTCGCAGCCGGGCCTCTGAGCCCTAGCTCGGAGGTGACCTCGAGCCCGGAGGCGGCGATGGCGCAGATGCTACGCAGGCGCGGAGGCGCGGCCAATGCCCCGGCCTCGTAGGACAGAGCAGGAGATTCGCGACCTGATCGTCCGCCAGGGCGAACTGACCGCGCTCGCCGACCATCCCTCCTGGCCCGTGCTCGAGGCCGTCGTCGCCGAGGAGAAGAAGCGCACCGAGAAGACGCTGCTGGCGGTGACGCTCTACAAGGAGGGCACGATCAACGAGGCCGACATTCACGCCGCCCGCGGCTACCTGCGCGGCCTCGAGTACGTGCTCGCGGTCCCGCGCGGCGCGAAGACGAAGCTGGAGAGAGAGCTACGAGAGGGAGGAGTGCGCGTTGGCAACTCACACTGAGATCACCGACATGATGCTCGAGGCCCTGGACGAGGAACTCGGAAACGAGTCCGGCTCCGAGTCCGAGACGCCCGCGCCCGAGGAGGGCGCAGAGGTCGAGACGCCGGACGAACTCGAGGGCGAGGAGGTCAGCACGACCTCAGAGCCCAGCGAGCCGGAGGAGGGCGGCGACACCGATACCGGCGAGGAAGGCGAGGACGCCCAGCAGGAGGAGGAGGTAGAGCCGGAGGAAGGTCAGGAGGGAGAAGGAGAGGAGGAGGTAGCGCCTGAGGTCGAGGCGCTCAACGACCCTGCCATCATCGCCTACCTGCAGCGCTATCAGGGCGACGTTGTCGAGGCGCTGAAGGCGGGGATCGAACTGCAGCGCGCTCTCTACGAGCAGGGCGAGCGCAACGGCGCGCTCAGCCGCCGGGTCGCCGAACTCGAGGCCGAGGTGCAGCAGACGCAGCTGCTCCTCGGAGGCGACTTCGCGCTCGATGAGGCGAGCCGCGGCTGGATTGAGGAGGCGCTCGGCTCCGACAACCCGCGCAACTACATCCACGGCGCGATCCGCGAGGGCCGCTTCGACCTGGCTCGCGCGATCACCGACCAGATCGGCGAGGAGCGCCCCTACGAGGCGATGCAGATCTCACAGATGATCGACCAGGCCGAGTACCAGATGCTGCAGCTGAATCAGCCCGAGCCCGAGGTCGAGCCGGTCGATCAGGCCCTGATGGTCGGCGAACTCGAGAAGCTGATCCCTGACTTCGGCGCGTACAAGCAGCAGATGCACGACGTCATCTTCTCGCTCGGCGAAGGCCACCCGCTGATTCGCAAGACCGTCTCGACCGACCCGGTCACCGCAGCCTCGGGCTGGCTCGACATCTTCGAGATCGCCCGCGGGCGCGACACCACGCTTCAGTCTTCGCGCGAACAAGTCCGCGAGCAGCAGCGCCAGGCCGCTGCCAATGGACGCGCGAACGCAGTAGTAACATCGGCGCAAGCGTCCCCCACGCCGGAGCAGGGACCCCGACCGATTCGGATCGGGCCGGGCCTGACTCTCGAGCAGCTGGACGCCGAGATCGCCGCTCAGTAGGCCGGGCGGGCCTCGCTCAGCGGGGTACCCCTCCCAGAGCCGAAGGAAGAAAGCAGTGCCTCCCTTCGACCCCCTGGAGGGGCCATGGCTGGAACCATCGTTCAGGGCGGTGCAGTCTCGACGGAGGAAGTCCTCCCCGACGAGCGCGTCATCGACATGGACGACCGCATCCGGGTCCTGAAGCCGGATGACACTCAGTTCGTCACCTTCACCGATAAGCAGCCCGTCAAGCAGGCGGTACGGGAGAAGGTCAACTGGCTCGAGGAGGAAGACTTCCCGCGCCAGGTCACCGCCCAGTCGGCGGCCTTGTCCACCGACACCGCGATCACGCTGCAGGCCGGGCAGGGCAAGGTCGTCGCTGCCAACGACACGCTGCGCAACATGCGTACGGGCGAGGGCATCCGAGTCGTCTCGGTCGCCACCGACGTCGCGACCGTTGCACGGAACGTCGGCAACGTCGCCGCCGCGGCGATCAACGCTGGCGACGTGTTCCTGGTCGTCGCCGACGCGCAGCCGCAGGGCTCCGACTTCCCGGCTCCCCGCTACCTGCAGCGGGTGCTCGGCTTCAACTACACGCAGATCACGCGCACCCCGTGGACGTTCACGGGCACGCAGACCGCGATCGAACTCTACGGAGGGCGCGAGCCCGCCAAGGAGGCGACGCGGAAGATGCGGGAGCACAAGAAGAAGTGGGAGGCGCTCGGCTTCTTCGGGATGCGCTCCTTCGCAGCCGCTGTCCCGCCGGACAACGATCCGCGCGGCACCGCGGGCGGAGCGATCGAGTTCATCCAGACGTTCAAGCAGGACGCGAACGGCCCGCTGACGCCGGACTTCTTCGACACCTTCCTGATGAGCGTGATGCCGTACGGGTCACAGAACAAGATCCTGTTCGCCTCCCCGCTCGTCGTCTACTCGATGTCGAAGTGGAACCGGCAGGGGATGGGCTCGCAGTGGGAGCCGACGCCGGACAACGTGCACGGCGTCAAGGTCGATGCGTTCATCTCGGGCGCGTACGGCTACCGGATCCCGGTGATCGTCAAGAAGGAGTGGTCCGAGTTCCCGACCACGAACAAGGGCTACGGCACCTACGCCTTCCTGCTGGACATGGACTACATCCAGCGGCGGCCGTTGCGTGACCGCGACACGAAGCTCCTCACCGAGCAGCAGCCGAAGGGGAAGGACATCTACTCGGCTGAACTGATGTGTGAGGCGACCTACGAGTTCGCGCAGGAGCGGGCTCACGGGATCATCTTCGGCGTCACGCCGTAGGGACGCCCCAGAGAAACGGAGAGCGGTTAGGGGCACTGGCCGCTCTCCGTTGACCCCAACCAGGAGGACGCATGCGATTCGTATCCCGCTGGGGGCGGCACAGCGTGCAGATCCAGTCCCTGATCCAAGAGGCGTACGCGACCGGCGCGATCAAGGTCTTGCAGGACGCGGTCTACGCCCAGTTCTACCCCGAGGGTCTGCTGCCGCACGAACGCGAGCTTGCGCTGATCAAGTGGACCTGGAACGGCTTCTACCAGCAGGAGGATGAGGTCACGGTCGTTCCGCCCGACCGGCGGATCGGCGTCTTCGACTCCGTCATCGCCCAGCAGCAGCACCGCTGGTCGGACGAGGTGCGGGAGATGGTCGAGGCCGAACTGATTCGGCTCAGCCAGGAGTACAACGACATCCTCGTCATCCCGCGCACGGTCGTGCCTCCGCCCTGGCCGCGCTACGACGAGTACGGCGGCTCGCCGAAGGGCCTGATCCGCAAGCTCAGCGACGAGGGCCACTCGCTCGAGCAGACGCTCGAGTACGAGCGGGCGATGCAGAACCGCCCCGGCATTGTCGAGGCGCTCGAGCAGGCGCTCGCCAACCCCGACCTCGAGTTCGAGGAGGAGGTCGTTGGCTGAACGCTGGCGACGGCCCGCGGTCGTCCTCAACATCGAGGAGGTTCCCGACGAGGGGCTCTGGCTCCCCGACGGCCGCATCCAGGGGCAGCTGAAGCTCACCCTCGATGCCGAGACGGTCGAGCGGATGCGGCTCGGCTACATGTGCGTCAAGTGCATGGAGCCGTTCGAGCGGCCCTGGCCCCAGCGCTGCCACGTCTGCGGCGCTCCGATCGCGACCAGACAGGCCGAGTACTTCGAGAAGGAGTTCGCCGGGACGGAGCCGCTCGGTCCCGTCGTGCCGCTCTTCGACGGTCGCATCCACGAACGAGCAGCCGAAGCAGAGGAGAAGCGATGAAGCAGGACTGGTACTACGGGTCTGCCGAGAACCTGATCGCGGCTCTCTGGCTGAGCCAGCCGTTGAAGGCGGCGCTGATGAAGCCGGGCTTCGTTCCGGATCTGGACAGCCAGCGCAACTGGCCTCAGATCAGCGCCAACGAAGTCGTCGGGACCGGTTACACGGCTGGCGGCACGCTGCTCGCGAACAAGGCGGCCGTCTACGACGCGCCCACCAACCACACCGACCTGAAGGCCGACGACATCGTCTGGGGGCCCGGAGCCAGCTTCGACACCGGCTTCGCGGTGGTCTACAACTCCTCGGGCGCTCAGGAACTCTGGTCGCTGATTGACATGGAAGGTCAGAAGAGCGTCGCCTCGGGCAGCTTCACGCTCGACTTCGCGACGATCGGGGTGCTGGGGCTCGTCCCGGCCTGATGGCCTTCCCGCCGCCCCCCTACGCCGACTGCGTCTGCGGCACCTTCAAGGTCGGCGAGGCCCGGGTCGGAAGCTGGTGGGCCTACCCGCCGCAGGCGAAGCTCGGCCTCTCGACCTACGCGGTCAAGATCGTCATCAGTCAGCCGGACGTCGTCCCGCAAGACAACCTCGGCTTCCGCGCCTATGTCCCCTCGGTCCGAATCGACTGTGCGCTGCAAGTCCCGCAGGCCAAGCTCGGCTTCGCGGCGACGCTGCCGGGTTTGAAGATCGACAGCACGATCCATCTCAGCGACGAGGCGCGGCTCGGCTTCCGGGTCGATTCGCCCGACTACGTCGGCGTGATGCATCTCGTCCCCTACGAGGAGTGCCTCGAGCTTGACCTCGAGCCCGTGGCCTGTCTCTAGCAAAGGAGGAAGCATGGCTTCCAGCAAGACCAGCAAGACCGAGGAGCCGAAGCAGACGCTCCCGTCCGGTCACCCGAAGGCCGGATACGTCAGCCCTGACCTCTCCTTCACCGACGGCGTCGGTGACGCGCCCGACGAGGAACTCGACTGGGCAGAGGAGCGCGACCAGGCGCGCGAGGACGAGGCGAAGGCCGTCGCCGAGGCCGAGGACAAGGTCGCGAAGGAGGAGGCGGCCGCACTCGAGAAGGCGGCGAAGGAGTCGCAGGACGCAGCCGCAGCGAGCACGTCGGACACGGCGACGACGTCGAGCAAGTCGTCCAGCTGAGAGACGAGAAGGGGGGGCACAGGGAGCCCCCCCTCTCGCCAAACCACCAGGGCTGAAGTCTAGCGCTGGTCGAAGCACTCCAGGCAGAGCGCCCGCCCGCGGCGGCGCGAGCGGCAGTAGCGGAAGCGACCGCAGCCCGCGCACGTCCGCCAGCCCGCGTAGTCGCCCCAGCCGATCCAGCGGTTGCGGACGAGCCGTTCGAGAGCCGTCATGCGTATCCCATTCCGTTCCAGCCGTGACGCTCCGCGCGTCTCGGGGAGTGTTCGTAGTAGTAGGTGAGCGCGCGCTGTTTCGCCTCGCGTCGCGTATCGCAGCGGTCGAGCTTCACACGCTCCCATCGCTTCGCCTTTCCGGAGCGTGAGCCCTGTCCCTTCGGCGCGTAGACGAAGACAGCGAACAGCCCGTCGAGCGTTCCCGCGCGGATCCGCTGCGTGGTGTAGGAGACGAGCCATCCGTCCTCTGTCCACCAGTCGCGGGTCGGCGCGAGCCCTTCCGGGCTGAATGCGCGTGCGAACTCTGCGTCCGTCATCGTGGACCCGAGTCGCCGCATGATCTCCTGCCCTATGTCTGTGCTCATTCGTCCTCCTTTGGACGGGTTGATTGAGCACATTCTAGCGATCGGGGTTTTCGCGATTCCTCGCAATCCCGCATGGATGCAGGGGTTTTCGTGAAAACTGCCTGCAAAAAATTCGTGCTTGACACGGGTTCCCGTTCTCTGCGGAGGCGACATGAACTTCGAGGGCGCTGGCCTCTTCTCGACCTGGGGGATGATCTCCGGCGACCTCCCGATCGAGGAGCTTGTCAGCCGCTCGAGCGCGGCCGGAGTTAGCTGGGTCGCCGCCCAGTTCGATGACGGCGACAACCTCGGCAACCTGCCCGAGTTACGGCAGCTGCTGCACGCTCACGCGATCTCGTTCGGCCTCTGGGACGCCGCCCCCGACCCGTACCGACTGCAGAGAGCCGTCGGCTTCGGGCCCGACTTCTGGATCGCGCAGTCCGAAGGCAACCCGGTGGACTGGCGCAACCTCGTCGGCGGCATCCCACACACGATGCAGCGCGGCGTCGTCACGAACTTCTCCGGGCTCGATGACGCCTGTCTGACGAGCGCGGGCTTCTGCTGCCTGCCCGAGTGCTACCTGCCCGAGAACCCGAACGCGAGCCCGGAGGGGATGATCGAGGAGGCGAAGCGGCGCGGCTACAAGACGGTCGTCCCCTGCCTCGGCGTCTACTGGGACACCGCGCTCGCCGCCTACTCGTCACAGCCGGACTTCGCGATCTGGGCGGCCGAGACGATGACGGAGGCCGACTGGAACGAGCTTGGGCGGCGCTGCTCGAGCGGAGGAGGAGACGTGCCCGACAACGACGAGCCCGACTGGTGGGAGAAGGCGTACAAGGGCGGCCCGATGGTGAAGGTGAAGGGCTTCCCCCGCCCGCTCTACCCGCCCGACGCGAACAAGTACGGCAAGAAGCCCTCGGTCGATGGACCCGACGTCGAGGCCTACAAGAGGACAGTGTCGAGAGCGGGCCGATGGCCCTGGCAGAGCTTCGATGACTCCTACTCGAACGGCTTCGCGCACGGGACGAGCGGCAACGTCGGCGAGACGGGCGTCGCCGGGGTGCAGCGCCAGCAGGACATCGATGACACCGGTTGGCTGGGCGAGAAGACCTTCAACACGCTTCGCTCGATCCGCTGCCCGCAGGGGCCGCATGAGGGCGAGATGGCAATGGACGCCTACTCCGCCGATCTGATCAACAAGGCCTGGGAGCGCTTCGGCGGACATGAGCCCGCGCCCGACGACGGCAAGACGCTGCGCAAGAAGGCGCTCGACAAGGCGATCTCACAGCTGGGCATCAAGGAATCGCCGCCCAACTCGAACCAGGTCAAGTACTGCACCTGGTACGGGCTGCTCGGCCCCTGGTGCGCGATGTTCGTGACCTGGTGCTTCGAGACGGCGGGCGACTCACCGAGCTTCCTACAGGGCGGGCGCTACAGCTACGTGCCCTACATCGTCGCCGACGCCCGCAACGGCAAGTACGGGCTGAAGACGACCGACGACCCCCAGCCCGGCGACCTCGTCGCCTACGACTGGGGCTTCGACGGCACCTACGACCACGTCGGCATCTTCGAGAAGTGGCTCAACTCGACACAGTGGAACGCGATCGAGGGAAACACCTCCACCTCGAACGACAGCAACGGCGGCGAGGTAATGCGGCGGACGCGAACCAAGGGAGCCCAGGCGACCGTCTTCGTTCGCGTCGCCGAGCCGTGAGTTGCTGCTCGCGCTGACCAGTGACGGGCTGCTCGCAATCGCGGCCCTGGTCACTGCGCTCGGCGGACTGATCGCCACGATCGCCGCGACACGTCGGGCGAGGAGCGAGGGCAAGGAAGAGGGCGACGCCGATTGTCATGAGCGTCTGCTGGCGGCCCGGCGTGAGGCCGAGGACCTCGCCGAGGAACTGCACCGGCTGAAGATGAGGGAGTTCGAGTGATCCCCTCCCGGCTGCTCGTCATCGCCGCCTGCGTCTTCTGGCTCGCCGCAGCCGCGCTTTGGGCCGTCTCCAACCGCGGAGCCTCGGGGTCAACGACGACGACGACGGTACGCGGCCCCGCAGGTCCGCCCGGCCCGCCCGGCCCGACAGGTAGTAGTGGCAGGCCGGGGCTCGCGGGTGCGATCGGGCCTCCGGGACATCGCGGCCAACGGGGCGAGCGCGGGTTGCGAGGCTTGCGCGGCGAGCGCGGCGAGCGCGGCGAGCATGGAGTCCGCGGCAAGCAAGGCGCGCGCGGCGAGCGCGGCCAGATCGGAGCGCAGGGTCTGCCCGGCGCAGAAGGCCCGACCGGTGCGACCGGCGCGCAGGGGGCACAGGGGCCGCAAGGCTCGCAGGGCTCGCAGGGGCCACCGGGCGCTCAGGGAGCACAGGGTCAGGCGGGCTTGACCTGTCCAGCGGGGTTCAAGGCGGAGGAGCTAGTGGTGCGAACACGCGGTGCCGACGCTCACGTTTTCGCGTGCGTGAAATGATCGCCGTCAGCGACGCGACCACGATCACGATCAGCGTCGTCGGCTTCCTCGCCTTCCTCGCGATCGTCGCGCTCGCCCGCGTCCTGCTTCGTAGCGAGGAGTCGCGCTGGCGCAAGGTCAGACTCGGCTTCTTCATCGAGCGGAACCACGTCGATGACGACCGGCGGGAGCGGCTGGAGCAGTCGAAGGAGCCGTAGAGGAGGTCCATGTACCGCAAGGACATGCACGACTGGGTGAAGTACTCGCTCGGGCTGCAAGAGATCACCGACTACGACGAGGGCGGCATGATCGACAACCTCTTGCACCAGGGGGCGATCGATCTGCTCGCCCGCACCAAGTGCGTCGCCCGCTGTCTGCATCTGAGAGTGAAGGCCGGGGTGGACGAGTACACGCTCGACCACTCGGTGCTCTCGCTGATCGACGTCGATGACGGCAAGCTGCCGAAGGCCCGGCGCGACCAGACGTCCTACAGCCCCGCCTTCACGCTCGTTCGTGCCGACGTGCTGCGGCTCGAGCCTCCCCCCGACGAGGACGGGACAGTAGACAGCTGGGCCGTGATGCGACCCGAGCAGATGACCGACGACGGGGACTCGCCCGGCTTCGAGGACTTCGGCGCGATCCCCGACGAGTACCAGGACGCGATCCTGCTCTATGCGCTCTGGAAGGGGGCCGAGTACTCGAACGACCAGCCCTCGGTGGTCGGCGAGCGCTACCGCGTCCTCTACGAGGGCCAGGACGGGCAGGGCGGTCGCCTCGCCCAGATCCGAAGCTCGGTGAACAAGCGGGCGAGTGCCCGCGGCCCGGCTCGGCGTGTGCTGCTCCCCACCCAGCCCGACAAGTCGATCTGGGTGGGCTGATGGCGGCACCCGTCTCGCTCCTGCAGGGGGCGCGAGCGTTCGCGCGCGACTTCCCCCGCGACGCGATGCCGAAGGGCTACCTCTGGGATGTCGTGGACTACGTGCCCGTGATCGTGGACGCGCCGCTGACCGGGCGCGGCGGCTGGCGCTGGAATTCGGGCGTGCTCGGCGGCGACATCGAGGGCGGCATCTACGCCGACTTCACGACCGGCAACAAGCTGTTCGCTCAGGCCACCGACGGTCACCTCTACGAGATCACCGACGCCGATCCCTACGCGGCGACCGACCGTGGCGCGATCGTGCGCTCGAATCAGAACCCGATCCAGTACGGCGACACCGTGATCGTGCTCGACCGCGACGGCCTGCAGGTTCCGACCATGATCACCGCTCCCGGTGGGACGACGACGCTCGGCAAGCTGGACGCGAGCGCGCCCAAGGCCCGCTACGGCGCGGTCTGGAAGGACTACTTCGTGCTCGGCGGCGGCACCGGCCAGCCGAGCGGGGCTCCGCCCGAAGAGCGGACGGTGCGCTTCTCCCCCGCGCCCGTCACCGCGGCCTGGGACGCGCAGTCCTTCCACGGCACCACGCTCAAGATCACCGGCATCGCCGCGCTTCGCTCCGCGATCCTCGTCTTTCATTCCGGCTCGACGCAGCGGATCCGCGGCTCGATCCCGCCGCACACGCTGATCGCCGGGCAGACCGACGACGCCGACACGTTCGTGGAGGTCCTCTCCAACGGGGTCGGCTGCGACGACGCGCGCACGATCGCCTACTGGAACGACAACTGCATCTTCGCCGACCAGCACGGCGTGCACATGACCGACGGCGCTGTCGTCCGCAACCTCGCCTCCCAGGGCGGCATCTCCTACTATTGGCGCGTGCTCTGGGGGAACAAGCTGAGCGCCGCGGGCTCGATCTTCCTCGACTACTACATGATCACCGTCCGTCGCACCGACGGGCTCGATGACACGCTCGTCTGCGATCTGAACCGCCGTCAGTGGTTCCGCTTCTCGAACATCCCGGCGATCAGCTACATCAGCAGTAGCGGAGCCCCAGGGATGGAGCGTCTCTGGGCCGGGATCGCGAACACGAACCGGCTCGCTCGCGTCAGCAGCTGCTTCTCGCCCGTCTTCACGCTGACTCCGATCTCGGACGACAACGGCGTCGCCGTCCTGCCCCGCTTCGACACGCCCTGGTACCGGATGGGGGCGGAGGGGCGCAAGCGGATGCGCTTCGTCTACCTCTCCTACGACTCCCGGCTCGGGGGCTCGGCGAGCGGGGACGGAGCGATCCGGATCGAGTTCGCCGACTCGCCCGAGCAGACGCTCTACACCGCGCTCGGCCACTTCCCCGGTACCGATCGCTACCGCCGCTACCGGCTGCCACTCGGACGCTTCCCCTACGGGATCGGCTTCCGAGTCGCGCAAGACCAGCCTGCCGCCGCCGTGCGCGTCTACGACATCGCGGTTGACGCACAGGCCGCGGAGAGGAGCAGGGTGTGAGTTCCTCCCAGCCCTCGGGTAGCAGCGGTGGCGCGAGCACGGGCGGAGCAGGGGGCTCCGGCGGCGACGACCGGCCGCTCACCGACAGCGAGTTTCAGCTGGTGCAGCGACTCTTCTCCGACCCGTTCTCGTTCCCGCTCTCGTTCAAGACCTGGCTCGTCTCCTATCTCGAGGCGTCCGACATGATCCTGCCCCAGTCCTCCGTCGAGGGGCTGAGCAGAAAGCTGAAAGACCTCTCCAACCCGTAGAGGAGCGCCAATGCCTGCCTACTCCGCAGTGCCGGGCGGAGCGCCCGTCCGCACGCTCGCCGGGCTCGGCAAGACGTCTGCCCCCGGCAAGAAGTTGCCGCGGGGGACGTACGACGTCAGCAGCCTCGGCGACCAGTTGCCCCAGTGGGATCCGACCACGATCACGATCCCGGAACTCTCCACGCCGACCGTCGCGGCTCACATGGAGGCCTACTCGCCCGCGGAACTGAAGAACATGCTGATGGCCGACCCCACGTTCAGCGCGGCCCAGCAGGCCTTCCAGGCGAACGTGGCGATGGGCCGCACCAGCCTCGCACAGGCGATTCGTGCCGCAGCGGTGCAGTCCGGCTACGACCTCGGTACGAACGCGCCGCAGGATCTCTGGAACTACGTCGGCGACATCGACCCGGCCACGAAGGCGGCGGCCGCCGCCAACCAGTTCTCGGACAAGGCGCAGCTGCAGCGGGCCCTCGCAGGAGGGATGGCAGACCTCACCTACAAGATGCGGGCCCGCGGCGCGCTCGAGTCCGGCGCGACCGGCGCGACGGCGGGGGCGCTCAACCAGCAGTACCAGCAGGAGGCCTACAACCGCACCCAGGCCATGATCAACGCGATCCGGCAGGGGATCTCGGGCTACCAGACGATGGTGATGAGCGAGCAGGACAAGCTCAACCAGGCGATGGCCGCCGTCGCTGCCTACCTCGCCGGGCAGGGCAAGTACACCCCGGCTAGCGGCGGCGACTACACGCTCCCGGTCGGCGGCTACGCCGAGGCTCCTCCCGTCTCCGTCGTCAACATCAACGGCAAGCCGACCGTCATTCCCGGCACCGCCGTTCCTCATCCTGGACATCCGGTCGCGGTCTGATGCCCGCCCTCCATCCCCGCTACTACACGAACTGGTGGCAGGTTCCCGGCGTCGGCAAGCCGGGGACCCGCCGACCCGGACCGGGGATCCACTACACCACCGGCAGGGGCTACTACTCGAACCCCGCGGGCGGGGCACTCACCCGTCCTGGCGCACCCGTCGTCCGTCCGCCGACGAAGAAGAAGCCAATCACGGGCGCACCGACCTCGCTGCAGTCGCTGCTCGGCAACTACTTCACAAGCTTCCAGACCCCGAAGCAGATGCGCGACGCGGCGACGAAGACGATCAACGACCAGATCAACCTCGGGCTCACCCAGATCGCGAACGCCTACGCGCAGCAGCAGTCCGACCTGAAGGCGCAGCAGCAGAACGCCGCCAACATGGCCCAGGTGCTGATGGGGATGCAGAGCGACGTCGGCAAGGGCCTGCAGGGCGCGTACCAGGAGGCGGGGAACCGGCTGAACGCCTACGGCACCGGTCTGACCGGCGCGACCGCGGCCGAGATGCAGAAGGAGAACGCCCAGACCGCCGCCCAGGTCGCCGCCGTCGGCGGAGGCAACGTCGCCAGCTTCGACATCCCGGGGCTCCAGTCCACCGGGCAGTATCTCGGCGTCACCCTCCCCGGCCGCACGCTCGAGGAGAACGCGGCCGAGGCGTACAAGCTCGGCGCGGCCCAGCAGGCCGGGCACGCCTGGGGGATCGAGGGCATCTCCAGCCAGTACGGCCAGAAGCTCGCCGACCTCGCAGGCGAGATCGCGGCCAAGAAGGCCGACCTGCTCGCGCAACGACCGACGCTCTTCACGCAGTACCTGAGCCAGCTTCAGTCCGGCCAGCGCCAGGATCTCGCCACCTACCTCTCCGCGGCCTCGCTGAACCCGAAGCTGCTTGAGGAGCAGTCACTCGTCAACTACCGCAAGGCGCAGACGGCAGCGGCCAGGCAGAGAGCGAAGCAGGCGGCGGCGAACGCAGCGGCGACCGAGGCTCATGCTCGCGGCTACTGGGTGGACAAGGCGGGCAAGAAGCACGTCTACCCCGGCTTCAAGCTCACCCCGAGCGGCGACGTGGTCAAGACCTACAAGCCGAGCGCGCCCAAGAACGCACCCGGCGCGAGCGCCAGGGTCCCGAAGTACACCGACTTCACGGTCTTGCAGAAGTCGCTCGACAAGCTGGCGAACGACCGGCTCGGAATCTCGCGCGGCTCCTCGAGGCCGAAGAAGACCTGGACGCTGCCGCAGCTGACCGACTTCCTGATGCGCAACGCGGGCGTGCCCTTCATCGACCAGTTCGGCGAGCAGTATCGGCCTCGCGTCCGGCAGATGATCAACGCGGCCTCGAAGCGGATCTACGCGATCTACATCCAGCGCGTCAAGGCCGCTGCGGCCCAGGCCGCCGGATCCGACACAGGCGTCGGCTCAATCGCAGGAGGCTAGATGGCCCGCTATACGGGGGGCGGCGCGAAGCGCAAGCGGACGCCGCCCCCCAGCCTCGGCGCGCGCATCGCCGGGGCCCAGGCGATCACGCCCCCGTTCGAGGCGGCTCCGTGGCAACGACCACCGCCGAAGCCGACCCGCGCCCAGCGACGAGGAGCCGCCCCCTTCAAGCCGGGCAGGGAGCCACTCGCCCACCAGGTCAACCGCGAGATCGCACAGGCTCGAGTCCAAGCTCGTCGGCACGGACTCGTCCTGCAGCCGGTCGCGCACCCCGTCGCGGTCGCGCGCGCCAACGAGCGTCGCGCTCGGATCTTCGCCGCGAACCAGTTCCTCGCCGACCTCGACACGGCCGCCACCGGCAGGCCCGGCACCAGCGCGCTGCTGGCCCGTCAGCGGCTGATCGCTGCCGCAGGCCCGGACGCGCTCTGGCGGATGCGGCATCCCGCCGCGCTGCCGCCGGGGCTGCGGCCGAAGCCGAAGTCGTTCTGGGACAGGAGCCTCGGCGAGGCAAGAGGGGCGCTCGGCGAGGCCACCCATCTCGCCGGACGCGCGGCCGAGGTTGCCGACCCGCTGGCGCTGCCGCTGCTGCTCGCGCGCGAGGCGGGCTTCCACTCGAAGCGGGTCGATCGGCTCTCCCACTCTGTCGCCGCCGCGCAGCTGGCGATGCAGGCGGGGGGCCCGCTCGCCGCCGGGTACGTGCTCGGTCGCAACCCCGACGTCCAGAAGGTGGTCGCCTCCTCGAACGAGGCCTCCAAGCTGGCCGCCGACGAGATCTACAAGGGGCTCTATGCGCCCGAAGCGCTCTGGAAGAAGCTGCCGCGCTCGACGCGCAAGGGGCTCGCAACCGGACCGCTCGCGGCGGGCTTCGCGCTTCCCGAGACGAGGATCGGGCGCGCGAGCGTCAAGACCGGGCTCGAGGCACTCACCGGGCTCGGGCCCGGCACCGCCGCGATGGTGCTGGAGCCGAAGGAAACCGGCGTCGGCATGTACCAGCACTGGAAGCGCTACTACGGCCCGCTGCTGCACGGTGACCCTTCGCCGCTCTACCGCGAGGGACTCACCCCCGCCGTGATGGACGCACTGCTCTTCCTCGGCCCCGCCTTCGGAGCCGCCCCTCGCATCGGGGCGCTCGGGCGCACCGCCCGCTTCGGCGGCGAGGTTAGGCTCTCGACCGAAGGGGAGCCGATCGGTCGCGCCCAGGCGCTCGGGCGGGCCGCAGCTTTCGGCCAGGAGCCGGTCGCTCGCGTCACCCCCAGCGGCGACGTCTACGTGATGGGTCGGCGCGTCCCGATCCGCCAGCTGCAGGTGATGGCGAACGTCGAGCCGGGCGACCGGATCGTGGACGGCGACGTGGTCACGATCGCGGGCCGCCGCAAGAAGGTCATAGCCAGCCAGAAGAACGGGCTGGTCGGAGAGGTCGCACCACATCCGGACGATCCCGTCGAGGTCAATCTCGGCGGGAGGCCTGTCCGCCTGGTCCAGGTCGAGCGAGCCCGCGACTTCGCGCAACGGATGGTGCCGCGCTCGCGCTTCGGCCAGGAGATGAGCGACTGGTACTGGAACGTCCGCAAGCGCTTCGGGGTCCCGGGCAAGCGCTTTGGCACCGGAGGCGCACGCAAGCGGATCCTGCGCCAGGAACTCGAGGCCGAGCGCGACCGCCAGACCGCGGTCTTGCACCAGTTCCGCGCCGACGCCCGCGCGATTCAGGCCGATCCCGGCCTCTCGATGGCCTTCGACCGGATGCTGCGCTACCACGATCCGGAGGCGGCGATTGCGCGCGAGATCGAACTCCGGAACGAGCGCGGGCTCAACGAGACGCGCGAGCAGAAGCTCGTCCTGCGGAACCTGGAGCAGGCGCTCGAGCACGTTCGCACCATGCCGCCCCACCTCGCGGACACCGTCCGCTGGGGCAAGGAGATCGCCGACGACACCGAGGACTTCCTTGTCCGTCGTGGTTACCTGAATCCGCACACTGCCGTCGCCAACCGGGTCGCCGCCGAGCGCTGGCTACTCGACGGGCACGCCAGCGACGAGCCGCTCTCGAGCCCGGTGCGGACGCAGGTCGAGGACGAGCTACGCGACCAGTTCTCGGAGGAGATGCTGCCGCTGGCGATGCAGTTCACGGACACGCTCGCCCGCGCCTGGGCTCGTCGCGAGCCCGGACGTGACCCGGCCGACTGGTACGAGCAGACCTTCAAGTCCGTCAGGCGGGTCAGCCAGGACGAGATGCAGGCGACGATCGCGCGCTACCGCGAGGAGGCGCTCGCCCAGTTTCGCCCCGAGGAAGAAGCGCCCGACATCCGCTTCACCGAGAAGCAGCAGAAGCTGGCTGCGACGCGAGCGAAGAAGGCGATCTCGGGCGAGCAGGTCAGCCCCGCTACGAACCGGCGCATCTTCCGCCAGCTACGCAGCCGACGGATCCAGATTCTCGGTCCGATCTCGCCGAAGAACTGGGCTGCGCGCGTCCGCGTCGTCTTCGGCGACCCGGCGCTCCTGAAGCAACTCGGCGAGGCCGCGATCGGCCGCCCCTTCCGCTCGCCGAAGGAAGCGATCGAGTACTACGCCCGCTGGTACGAGCACTTCCCCAAGCTGATGGAGCAGGTCTTCGGCGAGGAGGCGGGCCCGGTGATGCGCGCCTTCGGCGTCTCGCAGGCGAACGCCTCCCCCACCTTCGGGCTCGAGGCCGTCTTCCGGGTCGCCGACCGGCTCGCCAACGGCCACGACGTTACCCAGGGCGAGCTATCGCTCGTCGCCGACAACATCAAGAAGGCCTACCAGGGCAGGCCGATCGACAGGTTCGTGGGCGCGAAGCTGTCCGACTTCATCGACTCGCTGCTCGGCAAGGAGACGCGCACCTGGACGGGGCACGACCCCGACGCCGGGGCTCCGGGCGCGGTCGATGTGCACACGATGCGCGACTTCGGCCGCGTCGATAAGAAGCTGCTCGCCCGCCTGAAGGAACTGTGGGGGATCGAAGACGCCCACGTAGACGTGAAGGGCTCGCCCACCAAGGTGCAGTACGAGACGATCCGCTCCGAACTCGAGGACGTCGCCCAGCACCTCAACGACACCCGCTTCATGGGCCGCAAGGGCTGGACAGCCGCGCAGGCGCAGGCGCTCGGCTGGGCGACGATCCAGCTGCTGCACGGGCGTATCCCCGAAGACCTCGGCATGGCGATCAACGCGCACCGCCGCACGATCCTGCTCGAGGTGACCGGTGGTCGCTCCGGCTTCGGCGGCGAACTGAGCGCGCCCGAGTCCTCGGCCCTGCTGGCGCGCGTCATGCCCGACATCGAGCAGATCATCGGGCAGCGGCAGGGGCGTCTGGTCGATAGCCGCGTGGACATCGGCGGCTGGGGCGACAGCACCAACGCGACCGCCGGTCTGACCGTCGTCGGCTCGCGCGAGTCCGTCGAGGCGATCATGCGCGACCTCGCCGAGGCCTACGACCAGCATGAGGTGATCGCAGTCAGAGGCGGCCAGGGCGGCGGTAAGAACATGACCGTCGGGGTCGAGGTCTTCAACGAGGCGTTCGCCGACACGCACACCGCCGACCTCTTCTGGCGCAACCTCTACAAGGCCGCCCAGGCCACGAAGGGCAAGGCCAAGACGAACTTCGGCGGCTTCCAGAAGATCCGCGGCCCGAACGGCGAGCACGGGATCCGGATCGTCACCAAGCAGAAGGCGCTCAAGGTGGGAGTCGGAGCCGACGACGCCTACGTCCAGGAGCTACACGCCTGGATCGACCCGGTGCTCGACCAGGCCGCCCGCGACTCCAACCTCGAGATCAGCGGCCACCTCCGAAACGCCACTACACTGCGGGCCAATGGCTGGATGGACACCACTGCCGCCGGTCCACACCTCGGACGAGGCCTGGACGATCCTACTCTCGCCCAAGCGCGAGGGAACCTTCTCGACGGGATCGCAGAGCTACGTGGGGCGCGTCCCGCCACAGCCGCTACCGGAGAACTACCCGGATCAGGATTCCTACGAGGAAGCCCTGGGCTACTGGCGCAGTCACTACGGGAAGTTTCCGGACGCGACCTTGAAGGACTCCCAGCAGAAGCAGTAGTCCTCGGCTGGGACGAGCCGCTCCAGGTCCACTCGAACGCGGAACTGCAGACGCTCGCCGACCAGTGGGTACGGGAGCAGGGCCGCGAGTACGACGCGCCCGCCCGCTACGCGAAGGTGGATCCGCAGCGAGCCGAGCGGATCGCGAACGCCTTCGAGGCCGCGGTGCACACCCCGACCGACCCGGCAGTGCAAGCCTCCTACCGGGCCTTCGCCGACGAGACGCTCTCGCAGTACCGCGCGCTCGAGCAGGCGGGCTACCGCTTCGAGTTCATGCCGCCCGGCGAAGACCCGTACGCCGTCAGCCCTCGGCTCGGCCAGGTCGATCTCGCCCAGAACAAGCACCTCTACGTCTTCTCGACCGAAGAGGGCTACGGGATGGGCGCGATCACCGACGCGATGCGTCTCGACAACCCGCTGCTCGAGATCGTCCCCGACCTCGAATGGAACGGCAGGCCCGTCACCTACAACGACCTCTTCCGCGCCGTCCACGACGTCTTCGGGCACGCGAAGGAGGGGGTCGGCTTCCGCGCCGACGGCGAGGAGAACGCCTGGCGCTCGCACGCCGCCATGTACTCGCCCGAGGCGCGCGGCGCGATGACCGCCGAGACGCGCGGCCAGAACAGCTGGGTCAACTACGGCCGCTTCGGCGCGTTCAACCGCAAGGCCAATACCTACGCCACCGTCTTCTCCGACCAGAAGACGACGCTGCTGCCCGAATGGGTGACCAGCGACGGGCTCGCCGACCCCGAGCTTCTGCTCCCCCAGGAGCGGCGTGTGCGGCCCGAGATCCCCGAGCCCCAGACGCGCATCTACGGGCTCGCCCGCCTGACCCAGGACGGCGCGCACGTCCTGCTCGACGCCGACCGCGCCGACCTCGCAACCTGGGTCCACGAGACGCTCCACGCCATCCTCCCCGGCCGCTGGAACGAGGCCGAGTCGATCGGCGACGTCCGCCTCGAGCCGATCCGCAAGGCACTCGGGCTGAAGCCGGACGAGCCCCTCAGCGCCGAGGCACAGGAGCAGCTGACTCGCTTCGGCGAGGTCTGGCTCCGCAACGGCGGCGCGATCCCCGCCCCACAGATGCGCGTCCTGATGGACAACCTCTCGAAGAGCCTGAGGGACATCTACACGCAGGGGATCCGTGACATCGCCCGCAGCAAGGAGGAGGCCGACCTCTTCCGCGGCTGGCTCAAGGACCCGAACTTCACCAGCTTCCTTCGAGACAGCTTCGACGTCGCACCGCTGAAGGACTTCGACCCGACCGGGCTCTCGTTCGTCTCGACCCAGCTGCGCCCGCGCACCGGCCGCTTCGTCGGCTTCCGCCGCTCGATCCTGCGCCCCCGCACCGATCCGACCGGCGGACGCAGCCAGTTCATCCGCTTCGAGGAGGGCACCTACGAGGTCGGGCCCGACAGCGTCTACCTGCATGCGGTCGCCGAGATCCGCCACCGCGTCGCCGAGTGGCTCGCCGGTCGAGCCCAGAGCTACAGCGAGGCGATCCAGTTCGTCGGCGGCAACCCGCAGCTACGCGACGGCTACGAGGTCTACAACCCGACCGCCTTCCCCGGCGCGCAACGACAGATGGACGCGCTGATGGAGAGCTACCAGCGCTACGGCGAAGGCGAGGGCGGCGACGCCGTGCTCGACATGCACCCGGACGATCTGATGGACAACATCGACCAGCAGATCGGGCAGATCGCGACGGCCACCTTCGCCAACAGCCTCGGCGAGGCCGAGGCTCGCAGCGGCCTGACCAGCGAAGCCTTCCGCGAGGCGGTCGCGAACGGCGAGGTGCGCCAGATCCCGAAGGACATCGCCGACAGCTTCCGCTCCGCGCTCGCCGCCGAGACGGCGAAGCAGTCGGTGATGAGCATGATCGGCGGCGTGCTCATCTGGGTGCTGCGCTTCCCGAACATCTACGCGCGCTGGAACATGATCGGCAAGGTCGGCTACACCAGCCTGAACACGCTCGGCACCGCCGCACTCGAGGGCCTCAACCAGGGCCCGGCACTGATCACCTCGCTGGGGCGCGACATCAGCTATTCGCGCGGCACCCGCCTCCGTCTGCTCTCCGAGATCGGCGGCGGCCACAGCGAACTCGCCGACCTCCCCGCCGTCCGCTCTGGCAGCTTCATGCGCGACCTCGCCCGCAAGGAGCAGCGCGCCTTCGCGACCGCGCTGCGGATCCTCTCCGCCCCCGAGAACCGGCTGCGCGTCAACCAGATCATCCACGAACTCGGCAACGCCGGGTACCGCAGCGAGGCCGACGTGGTCGCGCTGCTCGACCGGGCGAAGGGGCTCGAGGATCCGACCGCACGCGCGCTCCTGAACCAGGTCGGCCGCTGGGCCGAGGACGCCGTGATCCGCTTCCGCGGCCTCTCGGCGGGCGAGCAGCTGCTGATGCGAGACGCCTTCTTCGTCTACGGCTGGCTCCGGGCGGCCACGCGCTTCACGCTCCAGTTCCCGCTCAACCGGCCGGTCACTGCCGGGGTCGCCTTCAACATCGGCCAGTACGGCTGGGAGAAGCTGCAGGAAGAGTTCTTCGCGCTCACCCGCGAGCACGCCGCCGCCACCATCCTCGGCGAGCGCAAGGTCGGCAACGAGATGCTGCTGCGGCTGCTCGACACCTCCCAGATCCTCCCCTTCCAGACCGGCCGCCAGGTGCTCGACGCGATCGGCAGCATCGCCGGGCTGACCGGCCACAGCCCCGTGCCGCCCAGTCTCGCCGACTTCTCCTCGCCGCTGACCGACATCGGCCTGACCGCCTTCTTCGGCGAGGACCCGCGCTATGGCACCAGCTTCTTCGACACGATCAAGGAGTTCTACTCGGCGAAGAACGTGCCCCTGTTCGGCTGGATCAGTCGCTTCATCGATCCGAACTCGACGGCGACGAAGGTGCGCGCGCCACGCGACCGGGCCGGGATCGTCTGGAACTTCCTGCTCGGGGCGATGGCCCCCTACGAGATCAAGGAGTCGGTCGAGTACACGCGCTGGCTCCAGCAGCAGCCGCCCGAGATCTCGACCGTGATCCGCGAGGAGAACAAGGCCGCGACGCTGGCGCTGCAAGGGCAGACCGCCGCCCGTGTCGGCGGCCAGTTCTTCGACGCGACCAGCGTGCGGGCGATCAACGCGCGCGGCTCCTACAACATCTTCACCAGCCTCTGGGAACGGCAGCGCAAGAAGGAGACGGGCAACCCGGACTACCACCTGACCCCGGTAGAGCGCGCCGCCGCCCAGGCCCGGATCCTGCACCGCTACTACCCCGACGTCTACTCGGACACGAACGCGCGCAACGCCGGGCTCAATCCCAACGTGCACGACGACGCGGTCACCTGGGTGCAGAACTGGAACGACAGCTGGCGCGACTACGTCTCGACCCCGATCAGCGACGTCAACCGCTCGATCAAGGACAACCTCGGCACCAAGGCGGAGGACATCCCGCAGCCGATCGAGCGCTGGCAGCGCGACCGCACATGGCTGCAGTCGGCACCGCCTGACTCGATCGCGCGAATCGACAAGGAGATGAGGGACCAGGGGATCAAGATCGTGCGCAGCAACGGGCGCGCACACCTCTCGCGCTCGAGCGACCTCGGCCCGCTGATGCGCCTGGTCGAAGACGAGATGGCCCGCGTCGCGGCGGCACCCAGATGACCAAGGCACTGAACCTCGAGGGCTACCTGCGCGGCAAGGGCAGCCCGCTCGCCGACCACGTCCCGGCGCTGCTGCAGGCCTCGCACCGCTGGCGCGTCGATCCGCGTCTGATCGTCTCGATCGCCGGAGCGGAGACGAGCTTCGGCAAGGCGGGCGGCGGACCCTCCGTCTTCAACGCCTGGGGGGTCGGGCCCGGCAAGGCGTACTCGTCCTGGCAGGACGGGCTCAACAGCGTCGCGAAGCTGCTACGCCAGAGCTACCTCAACCAGGGCCTGAACACGCTGCCGAAGATCCAGCGCAAGTGGGCCCCGGTCGGAGCCGGGAACGATCCGCGGAATCTGAACAGTGCCTGGCTGAACAACACCAACGCGGTGATGCGGGAACTCGGGGGCACCGCGATGGACGTCACCAGTGGCTGGCGCAAGCCCACCGCGCCGAGCACGCAGCAGGCGGCGCAGCAGAACCCGAATCTGTTCACGCCGCTCCAGACGGCAGGGCTGCAGAACCTGAATCAGATCGCCATGTACGGGCATATCGATCCGAGCCAGCTGCTCTCGGGCCTGGTCAACGCGATCTCGCTGAACCAGCAGCAGCCGAGCAAGGGCGCGACCGCCGCCTCCTTCCCGACCACGACTGGCCCCGGCTCGAGCGTCGGCAAGGGGATCGTGCGCACGGCGCGCACGCAGCTGGGCATCCCCTACCAGTGGGGCGGAGCCGCGAAGCTCGGCTCGAGAACGGACTGCTCGGGGCTGCTGCAGGCAGCGGCGCTGGCGAACGGGATCCACATCCCCCGCACCACCTACGATCAGTTCAAGGTGGGCAAGCGAGTGGCGCGCCAGAACCTACGGCCCGGCGACGCCGTCTTCTTCCGCCCCGGTCCGAACGGGCCCGAGCACGTCGGGATCTACATCGGCAACGGCAACATGATCGAGGACCCGCACACCGGGGCCGCCGTCCGCGTCGCCGACTTCGCGCACCGCAACGGCTACGTCGGGGCGAGGCGGTACGGCTAAGACTCGCGCTGATCGATCCCGTAACCGCACTCCGAGCAGATGCAGGTGTCGGTTCGGCAGAAGCCGGTCTGCTCGAGTAGCGAGTAGGGCAGGACGTTGCGGTAGCAGCCGTCGCAGTAGCGCCAGCGCCCCCAGCCGCCTTGACGAAGCTCCATCCAGATCGGGGTGAGAGGGCTGCCACCGACCGTGCGCTCGCCGAGTGCGATGCCGGGGCCGACGAGCGTCTTCCTGCCGCGAAGAAGCGCGCGACCGAAGTCGCCGTATAGGGGCGACGGTCTTCCGGGGGGCCGTCGCCGGGGACGAAGCCCGGTGCCCAGCGAATCGCTCCGCCGCCTGTCTTCAGTTGAGCGGGCTGCTCCAGTTCGATCACTCCCTCGGCGTAGGCCTCGACGACGGCCCGTACCGTCTCCTGTTCGACCGAGGCCGAGGTGCCCCACTCCTCCATGTTCTCGCGGGCCATGATCTGCAGCATCGTCTCGTCATCGAGATCGCGAACGATCAGATCGACCTTCGCACTCGCGCCAAGTTCGGCCTTCAGCGCGGCGAGTCGGTGATGCCCGTAGGCGATCTCGGGCTTGCCTTTGACGACGCGCGCGACAACGTTCCCCCAGAAGCCGGTCGTCCGGTAGGACTCCCGCAGCGCCGCCACCTTCTCGGCGTGGATCGGGTAGCGGTCGATGTGACGGAACGGGTTCGGCTGGATGTCGCGCACAGCGAACTGGGGCATCAGACCTCCTTGGTAGACGAGCCAGCAACTCTACGCTCATGGGAGGACGTATGCGAGCGTCCCGTTTTCGCGATCTTCGATCTCGGCAAAGTCGCGGAAATCGAGCTTACTTCGCTACCCCTTTGCTACCTCGCCTGGGGAGCGAGATCTGAATTAGGCCTGAATCGCCCCGAATTAACCTTGCTACCCCTCAGACTCGCGGCTGAATCCGCATGGTTGAGCCATTGGCGCGGCGAAAGACACCTGGCGGTTGTCGTAGAAGCGAAAGGGAATCGGCATGGTTGAGCCATTCTGACACGAAGATTACGAGTTTCAACTTGGTTTGCGACCCTTTTTGCTACCCTTCGGGGTACGATGCTCTTCTGCGCTGACAACATCGTGTTGCCAGCGTGGGCAAGCCGGTGAGTTTTGCGACAGTTCTGCGACAGTTCCGAGACATGCAGACCGTTCTCGTCTGCGGTTCGCGCAGCTGGCGCGACGCGACCGTGATTCAGCGGCGTTTCGCCGCCTTCCCGGAACGAGTGCGAGTGATCCACGGCGACGCGATCGGCGCGGACAAGACCGCGGGGACGGTCGCCCGCTACCTCGGCCACCTGGTCGAGGTCTACCCGGCCGACTGGCGCGCGTACGGACGCGCCGCCGGGATCATCCGCAACCTCGAGATGCTGAAGCAGCGGCCCGACCTCGTCCTCGCCTTCTGGGACGGACGCAGCAGGGGCACCAAGCACATGATCGACGCCGCCCGCGAGCAAGGCGTCCCGGTCGAGATCGTCCAGTAGGTTCCGTCGGTCAACGCCGTAGCAGACGGATCTCTTACGCTGTAGGAACCGTGGATCGCGTCCTCATCCTCAGCTACCTGGCGAGGGCGCAGGGCCTCGCCTCGGCGATCGAGCAGCCGCTCGTCTCCGATCACGTTCCGGACACGACGCGCGAG